GGCAGATGCATTGGCCGAGCTTTTTAAAGCTGGTAAAATTGAATCAATCGATGTTAGCATAACAAATGATGCTCGCGCAGTGGCCACTATGAAAGTCATAGAGGCATATAAAAAATCCCAAGCTCAGCGGTCACCTGATCAGATTGCAGAAGAGCGTGCAATGGCTCGGGCCGCTTTTGGTCTTGATGCTGACCTTGTAGATGTATTTACAGGGGAGAGATTCTAATGGGTACTTTTGTAGCGACTGCATTATTCTTTTGTGCCCTAGCATTAGCTTCATGGGTATGTGAAACTTTTTTAGATTAAATTGAAATTAACTGTTGACCTTTGTTTAAAAAGGTGTGATACTAAGGTTAACAAAAGGGAATACATTATGAGTTGGACATTAAGCGCAACACACAGCACTAGAAATTGGGACAATCCTGATTGGCCAAGCGACAATTTGGTTGGAAATGCTATGACTGTTGATACTTGGGCTGAAGCAGAGTCTTGGTGGGAGTGCTGGTCTTTGGCTAGGAATGTTAATAGAACTGTTAGTACATTGACTGATAATAGTACTAATACTGTTGTTAGAGTATCGTTGGATTAAGGAAAATATATTATGCGAATAAAAGAAGCAATGAGCATCTTGAAAAAAGAAACAAAAAGTGGAACTCGAGGTTCTACTATAAAAGAAGTAGTCGCAGCCTTGGATAAAGAGACTGCGGATTTCCGTTCTCATACGCGTCCTGGAGTAACTATAAAAGTACTTCAAGCGTACGAAGAGTATAAAATGAACCAGGGTTATTATTGGAAGGGTACTGATCATGATACCTGGGCTGTTATAACCGATCCTGATCATCCTAATTTTAGAGAAGAAGCTATGGAAGATCTTCTTGCAGATGTATTAATGGCTTGGGAATCGTCTAATGCCTGATACGTTTGAATATGATGGTACTGTATATGACGTTACCTTTGGTGTAGAAAATGAAATGGTCCGTCACGGAGGTCCTTTTGACCGCGGATCTGCAGACAGCTATTATCGTCGTATGCTAGATCCCCACTATTTTGTTAGTGGGACTAATCGGTCTGAGCGTGTGGGACATAACCGCATGACCCAAGCGCAGATTAAAGAATATCATGCTGGGCATGAATATAATGAAGTGGTCAATCAAGACTGGAAGGATTGGGGTTGATATATAAAAACGAAAAATATGGTGAGGATAGACATTACTCGCTATGTAATGATGGAATGGGTTTTTGGACTCTTCGTGAATTTGTTAATAAATGTAAAAAAACATCGTTGACATTAGAGACAGAAGAGAAGATACTATTTGTGAAACGTCTGAAGGAGAATGGTTGGTATGAATATATTCGCAGCTGAATTGGCAAAAGAAGTAACTAAATTCCGTAAAGCTGAAGAGCGTAAGGAAATTGCATTTGCTCTAAAACAGAGACGGCAGCAAGATGCTTTCATGAAAAAGCAGGCTCGTCAGGCTCGCGTTAAGCGCGAAGACAAATCTATGCTTCGCAAGGAAGAATTTTATTGGAGCGACGCTCCTAAGTATGCCCAGCAATATTATGGTGAGGTGTATCATGAAACTACTCGTCATGATAATGAGTGGGGGGATTATTAATGTTAGATAACAATTTGAAAGGGAATGTCATGATGTATGATATTACAACTAAGTCTCGTGATGAGATGATTGCTGAATTGCAGAAACGGGAATGTGAAGTTTTGTTTCGTAAGATTAATGGAGACGAGCGGCGTATGACCTGCACTCTTCAAGAATCTGTTTTGCCTACTACAACTCCCAATCCAGAAAAGAAGCCTCGGCCAGTCAATGAAGCAAACATTGTTGCATGGGATGTCAAGGCAAATGGCTTTCGCTCGTTTCGTGTAGAAAATGTTGTGTCTTTTTCCTAGTATAAATATCAATGATTAATTAAGGAGATTAAGTGTTGGACTATTCTCAATTTTTTACTAAGTTTTTATTTCAAGGAGGACAGATAGATCCTACCATCATTAGCTGGCTTATTATTTTAGGAGCTTCGGCTTGCGCATTTATGGTTGGCCGGAATTTGGGTATTCTATCTCGTGAAGATATTGCTGAAACTACTATTCAATATCTTATCGATAATAATTTTCTAAGAGCTAAAAAAGTAGACGGTAAATGGGAAATTCTTGACCTGGATGAAAAGTAATGTCCAAGGCCTTACACTATAGTGTTATAGGAGTATGTGAAAACGTATTAGAACAAGATGAAATTGACTACGTTAAAAAACTTTTGAAAGAACAACGAGAGTTTAAACCATTCGAGGATTCATTAATGGTCGCGACATGGCAGGTCGAGGTGTTGTTAACAGATCCTATTATGCTCAATATTACTGGTAAGATTAAACAAGCGACTGAAAAAGTGATGGGTGTAAAACTTAGCAATAAAGGTGATGATTTCAGAGGTGATATTATCGAGTATCGCAAAGGATCTTGTGCCAAAGGTCATTATGATAATATGCCTGGTCGTATGGGCAAACAAGTTAAAGAACAAATTACTGTTGTTACCATGATTGATTTAAGTGATGACCTTGTTGGAGGTGATGCATGGTTTGCCAAAAACAAAAACACCTCTGCTACTCATAAAATGATTCCTGGACCATTTGGAACTGGAGATATGCTAATGTATGGATATGATACATTTCACGGAGTTTCAGAGTTAATAGCAGGAAGAAGAGTTGTTTTGATATCTTGGTTTTCAAAAATAAATTAAAAAAGTACGATTAGCTGTTGACCTTTGTTTAAAAAGGTGAGATAATAATTTATATTATGATGGAGGTTTGAATGGCACGTAAGAAATTAACACCAGACGAGATGGCAGCTAAGGTTGCTAAGATGAAAGCTACTAAGGCTGCTAACAAAGCAAAGGCTTTAGAGACACTAGGATTGTCTAAGTATAATCGTACTCCAATGAAGACTCGCAAGAAGCGGATCATGACTGAAGAACAAAAAGCAGCTGCATCAGAGCGGCTTGCAAAAGCTCGAGAAGCTAAAGGACCTTCTCAGTTATTGACTGTTCATGAATCGCTTAGAAATATTCCTGATACTGATCCTTTTGCTCCTGCACGAGTTCGTGGGTGGATTAAGAATCAGTCAATGATGTTAAAGTCTATGAGATCTATGAAAGACTCTAAGGATGCTAAAGAGCGTGCAGCTTATATTGATACTGAGTGTTACTTAGCTAATCTGCAGGCGTACCTACGTACTGGCACTTATTTAGATCATCGTTGGGGATCTGAGAAGCAACATAAAGCAAAAATGAAATGTGTTGCCATGGCATACTATCCAGATGGTACGCCTAAACGAACAGTGGGTACTTGGTATCCTGACATTGGAACTTATACTAAAGAAATGGAATATGACGATAATGGACACAGACCAGCTGCTAACAAAAACAAAGTTCACAAAGCTAGTTGAAGAAACAGTTAAGGAACATCGGTCAAACTATATGGATGCTATTATACATATCTGTAGTGACATCGACATTGATCTCGAGGATGTTAGGAGATTCATTTCTCCTGTCATCAAGGAAAAAATAGAGGCAGAAGCTATGACGCTAAATTACCTGCCTAGACAAAACACTCTACCGGTAGGTTAACATGACAGGCATTATTCCACCCAAATTATTTGTAAAAAGATCTGATGTTCCAATTCAATCGTTAATGGATATGGACTTTGCTCCATCAAGAGAAACACCAGCTCTTGTATATAAAGAAGGGCACCCAGATAAACCCCACGATGATAGAAAAACAACACTTAAAATGGATATTAAGCCTCAGGAATATCCTGAGGTCTGTAAGGCCTTATTGAATATTATTTCTATATGGGATAAAGCTCTTGATCCTGCTGACTTTGTTGTATCTGAATTTAACTATCTCAAGTATGGAGTAGGTGATCTATTTAAAAAGCATAAAGATAGATTACCAGATAATTCTGGCAGTCTAAAACCTCGCCTATTTTCTACATCAACTATTATAAAAGTCTCTGATGACTTGAAGGGTGGGGAGTTTCGCATATGGCCTGAAGACGAGTCAACTACAATTGAATGTAACTTAGATGTTGGTGACACAATATTCTTTTCTTCGCAGACTATGCACGAAGTAAATACAGTATATTCAGGAAACAGGGAAGTTCTTGTTGCCTGGATTACGCATAAATAGTATACTATACGAACATACAAACATACAATATATATTTTAAACAAGGAGACTTAAATGTCATTCGCAGCACTAAAAAATAACCGTACAGATCTTTCTAAACTGGTTGCACAAGCACAAGAAACATCTGGCAGTAACACTAAACGGCAATCAGACGATCCTCGCTTTTGGCAGCCTACTCGAGACAAAGCTGGTAACGGTTATGCCGTCATTCGCTTTCTTCCTGGTGATGCAGAAGCATCTACTCCATGGGTACGGTACTGGGATCATGCATTCAAAGGACCAACAGGTCAGTGGTATATTGAGAAGTCATTGACTTCTATTGGCCAGCAGGATCCTCTATCAGAGTTAAATAGTAAGATGTGGAACTCTGGTAATGAATCAGATAAGGGCATTGTACGTCAGCGTAAACGTAACCTACGTTATGTTGCCAACGTGTTAATTGTATCTGATCCATCCGCACCAGAGAACGAAGGTCAAGTTAAACTATATCGTTTTGGTAAGAAGATCTTTGATAAGATAATGGACAGCATGCAGCCTCAGTTTCCTGATGAGAAGCCTGTTAATCCATTTGATATGTGGGAAGGTGCAGACTTTACTGTTAAGATTCGTAAGGTCGAAGGCTATCCTAACTATGATGCATCTACATTCAAAGCACCAGCTGCAATTGGTGAAGATACATTCATGGAAGACCTTTATGGTAAGCAACATGAGATGATTGAGTTTACTGAACCTAAGAACTATAAGAGTTATGATGAGCTCAAGTCTCGCTTAGCTATGGTTTTGGGTGAGCAAGCTCCTCGTACTCAGAAGCAAGAAGCAGCATTAGAACTGGATGATGAGATTCCTCAATTTCCATCTGCACCTGCTCCAGAAGCGGCTGCATCAGCACCAGCAGCTAAGGTTAGTACCGCAGAGTCCAAGATGGACGATGATGATACTATGCAATACTTTGCTAAGTTAGCAGCAGAAGACTAAATTAAAAGGTCAGTTGGGCGTTAGCATATAAGTTATTGCCCAACTGCATACTATGCTTTTGTAGATAGTGATAGTCTAATGTCGAGCCCATTCCCCCACCAGATCTCCTACCTGCTACTGCAGAAGAACTGGTTGTTGTGCTATTGTTTCCAAGTTGACCTATAATAATATTATTATTTCCACCACCTGTTTTGTTTAAAGACATCAGATCGTTTTCTAGTCTTGTCTTGATACTACTCTGAAGCGCGCTTTCTTGAAAGCCACCAGCTACTTTACTATAAACTGAATAAAAGTCATCAGGGTTAGTAAGATCCCGATCTTTCCTTTCAGCAAGTAACACCATAGCCGCTCTCATTTGGTCAAAGCGAACATCACTGTTTGATTCACCCTTTGTATTTTCAAATGCTGCTTGACCACCCAAACGTGCAGATGCCATAACATTTCGGATGGTAGGACTTAATTTAGTAACTACTTCTTGATTATCATAAGCCTGCGAATAAGCTAATCCTGCTTTACCAGAATTTATTACTGCTAAACGTCTTGCGAATCGCTCAGATTCTTTTACTGCTTCAGCCATGGCAGATGTATCGCCTGTCGCGCGAGCGGCTTGAAATTTTGTGTTAGCTTCTGCAAGTGCGTCAACAAGATCTTGTTCAGTTTCTTGTCTACGCTTATTCATCCAGTCTATTAGTGCTTTGCCGGCATACCCTACCAGTGCTGCTATCCCTAGTACTATTGCACCCTTTGGACCCAAGAACATAAGTCCAGCAGCTGCTATTGCTGCAGAGCCAGAAATAGCTTCTCCCATTTGTTCACTTCCAGTTAGTCCACCTATATAATTTCCTAATGCATCACCAGCAAATCCAAGTATAGCTGCTAACCCCAATTTCCCAATAAAGCTCTTTCTAATAGCGGGGCCCTTAGTGTCTCCTTTACCAAAGAACGCTCCTTGAACAGCCGTGGCAATTAATTTCTTTGAGAATAGCGCTGCTAATCCTACCCCTAATCCTGCTACTAACTTAGACGCATCAAACTCTTTACCAAACATTTCCCAAGTAGCGTTTTCTCCAAGTATCTTATCTAATGTAGGACTTATCCACTTATCGACATACTTGGCTCCAAAGAATGCAGCAAGTGCTGGAAAGAATAATCTTCCGATACCTTTACCAATGATTCCTCCTATAGTTGCTCCACCTAGTAGGCCAGCACCACCACCAAAGCCTCTTAGCATATCGCCTATACTAGCAATACCTGTACCTTGTGCAATACCTTGCTTAAAACCTTTGGCAGGCTCTTGACGTGCTTTAGCTTTGGCATTAGACTTTTCACGACGAAGTTCTTCCTTATCACCCTTATTGGATTCTTCTTTTTTGCGACGTTTCTGATCTTCGGACAGCAATGCTTTAATACTATCTTTAACATCAACTAATGTATTGTTCTGTAGTTGTAACTCGATTACAACTTGGTTTAATGATGTGGTAGCCATATCTTACCCTTGCATTTGGTTCTTTGCGTTTTGTTCTCGTTCGTCTTTTAGTTGTTGTAATAACATCTCTAAATAAATCTCCCTTTCCCATGGTATCATATTTTCAATATTGTCTAATGAGTACTGATGGTTTTGCATCAATTGATAATTAGTTTGATAGTAGTTCATTAAACTTTCATGTGAAAGGGCCATTAAAAAAAATCTTGTATTCCTTGTAGTGTAATTGTATTCTCATGTTTACAAGAAGAACATGTGAAGTTAATATCATGTTCTAATCGAGGTATATTATTCACAAATTTCATAATATCATCTAATTGTTGAGTATTCAATCCTTCTAAGAAATTTTCTATTTCGTCTCTGGTCTCATCATTAAACCTTATAATATCTTCTTCTGTTCTTAATTCATCAAGGCACATTATTATCATTTCAAAAATAGAGTCTGTTAATGTTTCTTCCTCATCAGGATTTGGTTGTAATAGTATTGCCGAGTATTGAGGATACTTCATTATCAATGTAAACTTATCACTAAGTTGTATGCTTTTATTTACACCAGCAATTTCTATTTTAACTTCATCTAAATTTACTACTACAGTCGTTTCCTCTTCACACGCTGAACAAGATAAATTTACTTTTGTTGTTTCTCCTGCACTCCTTGCTCGTATTTGAGTAAAGATATATTCAATATCAAAAGTAGTTAATGATTCAGATTTTATCTTATCAGTTACGCACGACTCAATAGTATTCACTATTGCTTTTAATATCTGTTTTTCATCTTGCGATTCTAACGCTATTAACAAAACTTTTTGTTCTTTTACTAAGAACGGTCTGTATGAAATTGTCTTTCCTGTTGATGGTATTACAAGTTCATAATTTGGATGTTCATTCAGTTTAGGCAAAGCCATTTTATAATCCTTTAAAATATATTATTCACAAATCCTACCAATGTGTTTCTAATTTGAGATATAAATGCATCTTTTATATTAGTTGGTGATAGTACAAATGGGGTCTCCCAGTTTGTATAAGAAAGTTGAATGTTTAGCTCTACGATGCCATCGAGCTCATTGTTTAATTGAACAGCAGTCATTGAGGATGGAAATGCATCGATCAGCTTACATTTATATACTACTAAATCATCAATCTGATCACCTAGGTTAAAAAACTGTTGAATTATATCAAAATCACTTAATCTTGGTAATAAAGAATTGTCAAATTCTTCTGTAAATCTATCTGGTAGTCTAACTACTTTTTGGAATTGCTCAATCTCAATGTCCCGAGCATACTCACTCTGATATCCTACTTCTTTTGTTTGTTGGTTAACTGCAAGGTTCTGCCATGTTTCAAAATACTCTTTGATTCCGTAATTATTCATTACATGAAAAGTTACACTAATGTCATTAACAGAATAACCATATGGGACTTTTTCTAGTTGTAAACCAATGCGTCTCTCATTTGTCATTATTTGCCGGCCTGGTAACTGAACATCCTTACATAGAATATTTACTTCTTCTGAACTTGCACCTGCTAAAGATGGAAACTTAATCCTAAACAGATTAGTTCTAGCGACACCACCTTTGGCACTTACTAAACTTTTAAATTGATCTATTGATGAGACCATTATATCATCCTTCTGGAATCAGCATAGACTTTTGACTTGCCTGCTTTTGCAAAGTCTGCTGTTGGTAAGAACGCTGCAATTTCCCATTCAGTTGCAGGAACTCTTGCAAACCGGCTTCTTACATTTGAACTTAGATAGTGTTTAACACATGGCTTGAACCACTTATACTTTGCAGCACTGGATAACATTCTATATGATAAATTAAAACTTGTGCTAGCATCATACTTTTTATTATTAGTTATATCCATTAAAGAATCCAATAGTTTTGCTCTTAACATAGGAGCAATGTAATGTAAGTTTAATCCTAAGAACCCACCATCAGCAGGTCCAATAACAATAATTAGTGGGAAGCGATCATAATATGGTAGAGTGTCTTTTAGTTTTGGATCATAGAAAAACATATACATTGAACCTACAATCTCTCTGTTTGATAGCTCAATAGGTTCTTCCTTCATTATTTCGTTTCTGTTTACACGTCTAATCTGTTGTGCCTTACGACGAAACCATTCCCTGGACTCACGGGTCCTTGGAGTAATTCCTGCTTTGAATGCTTCTAATTCTAATTTATCAAATATGTTAGCCATGAATCTATTTATCTACGTTTTTTAACTTTAAATGGCTTAATTGGCTTAAACTTTTTGATTGGCTTGGGAAGTATCCCTAATGCTGCTAAATGGTTCTCTGTCCAAATTTCAAATCCCCAGCCTCTGTCAGAAGCATATTCATAGGCTGCTGACCATTTATTCATATTCTTTACATATGTCATTCCCTCAGTAAGATAACGCTTACTCTTCTTACCATTGAAAGCTGGTGGCTTTGTTTCTTTTTCAGGCTTGATTTCCACAAGTATCGTTTTGCCACTATTGTATGTGATCTTCAAATCCATAAAGTATCTGTGATATTTTTTATCGACCTCATACAAGTAAGGTATTACAACTTCTTCACTAACCCAGGATTTTATGTTATCAGAATCATCACACCATTTAAAAGCATTACGTTCCCAAAGAGATCTAAACACTACTTTGTCTGGATCACCTTTATACTTGCTTCTGTTTTTGACTTTGTATCGTCCAGAATATGCCATAACAACCTTATAAATAGATTTAAGTTATTTGTATTTATTAGGATAAGATATGGCCAACTACAATACTGCAATACAACAATTCCAGAATGATTTCTCATCTAACTCAGTCAATGCTAGTAGATTTGGAAATGGTTCCCGAACTATATTAAAATATCCTTTAAATAATCAACAAGATTATGGAGGAACAATTACTTTCAAAGCGTTGGAGCGTGAACCTCTATCTCTGGGATCAAAAGCCCTTGAGTTGTTAAAGCCAGAGTTTAATGCACTTGCAGAAGGTACTGCTGTTCGAGATAACGCATTCTTTGATGGTGCTCCTGTAGCTGTAACCAGAAGACCCTCTGCAACTGACAAAGCAAGACCAGAAATTGGTGCTGGTAGAAAGTGTACGTTATATCTTCCAGCTGCAATACAAATTCAAGACAAAGTAAGTTATAGTAATATTGATCTAGGAGTTCTAGGATCTACTGTTAGAGAAGGCCTTACATCAGACGCATCTGTAAGAGAGATGGGCTCTGCAGTTGGCCAAGAAATTAAAGATACCTTTGGATCATTGATAAGTTCATTACAACAAGGCGCTGTTTCAGAAGAAGCGCAAGTTGCAGCTTTAAAAGTATTCAGCCGTAGTAGTGCAATATCAGGAGCCATATCTACAACAACAGGCATTTCATTAAATCCTAATAGACGATCTATGCTTCAAGGACCCGAGCTTAGAAACTTTACATTCTCGTTTAAATTGATTCCTACTTCTCCAGCAGAAGGAGAGTCTATTGAAAAGATTATTCAGTTCTTTAGAGAAGAAATGTATCCAGATGCTGTAGAGACTGGTGATACGGGTGTATCAGCGGTGTTTAGATACCCAGCACTATTTGATATCGTAATGAGATACAGAACAGCTAATGGTGGATACAAAAAGGTCGCAACTCAGTTGTTACCCTGTCAGCTTCAAGCAGTTGATGTCAACTATAACCAAAGTGGTATGTCATTTCATAGAGATGGTAAACCACAAGAAGCTGCGCTCACTCTTAACTTTACAGAAGAACGTACATTGAATAAGCATGATGTAGCAACACGAGGATACTAACGTGGCATTTTTCAGAAACTTTCCAGTAGTAAATTATAATTTTGGAGATGAGATTAGTCCTGCTATCTTTCAGAACCTTACAGCATACATTGATTTAATAGATCAAGTCAAAGACGACATAAGTTATTATGAGAAATATTTTATAAAAGACAACATGAGGCCTGACACTTTGTCGCAAGAACTTTATGGTAATACTAGTTTCTATTGGATGTTTTACTTACTAAATGACAATTTAAGACAACAAGGTTGGCCTCTCAGTGAACAAGATGTCTATGAACTTGGAAAGAAGTATTATCCCAATACGGTATTATCAACTACAAATAGTATGGTGTCCTATGGCAAGGTTGGTGATATTGTAGCTACTACTCCATTTTCTAATCCTACTTTTAAAGGAAAGATTCTGGAAAGGAATTACGATTTAGGTCAGTTAACGGTCAAACCTATAATTGAAGTCCGTTCAATTACTGTCACTAATGGTGGTTCAGGATACACATCGGTTCCCACAGTAACCATTACTGGTGGTAATGGAATAGGTGCAACCGCTGCAGCTGCTATTGCAAATGGAGCAGTAACAGCAATTACCGTTACAAATGGTGGTGATGATTATACAGCTGTACCTACTGTAAAGATATCAGCTCCTGACACACCAGCTGATACAGATTCTGTTTTAGCTCAAGCTACAGGAACAGCAGTGCTTTCAGCATATTCTATAAATGCTAGTGAAGCATCACAAGTATTACTTCACTCTGTACCAGGTGAACAAGATGAGACTCAATGGTCATTACCAATAACAAAAAGAATATTTGTGTGGGATTCTGTAGTACAGTATAATGCAACTCATCATTTTGAAAATGCAGACGGTACTTGGGGTGATCTGACATATATTCCTGTCTCTGGATATGGAGTTAATAATCGAAAAGGAAATGAAAGCGAGTCATCAAACTCAACAGCTGGGTATGGATCATTAATACCTATCACATATACAGACAGATTGAAAAGAAGTAATGATGAGCTTCGTATAATTAGAGTTTTAAAACCTAATGTAGCTACTCAAATAAACTCAGAATATCAGAAGTTATTAAAGCAATAGAATGTCACAAGCTGAACAAATAAAAATATTAGAAGTATCAATTCGTTCCGAAAGATTCGTGGACGGAAAGAAACTATTGGTTGCTGGTGACGGAGCAGGTGTGGGTGTCGAGCTTGTAATTTATGAAAACATTTACATGCCATACCTTACCGGTGCTATTTTAATTCAAGATGATAATAACTTTTATGGTGAAATAGGTATTAACGGAACAGAAAGACTTGTGGTCAGGATGCAGACTCCAGGTGCAATTGAAGAAATAGAAAAGACATTTGTCCTTAGCACTGTCCAAAAACAAATAAAAGTAAACGATCAATTATCACAGCTACTGTTTACATTAACAGAAGATCATGGATACTTTAATGAGCTGCAATTGATTAATAAATCTTATAACGGAACAGGTTCTGAGATTATACAAAAAATACTTGAAGATAATACTAATAAAAGTATTAAACCAGATTATCATCTTGCCCCTGCACAAGGCAAGTTTCGGTACATTGTTCCTTGGCAGAGTGCTTATCAAGCAATACATACAGTATTAAATTATATGACGACAGACAACTTCTTACCGTATTTCTTATTCTCGTCAATAACTTCGGACAATTTAATATTAACAGATCTTGAAAGCATATTGAAAAGAGAGCCTTTCACAAGACCACTCAAGCAGGCTTTTTCATATGCTGTGAATAAAAAAGAAGAAAATTCTATTATAGAAAAAGCGTTTAACATAGTTGAAATAAACAGTTCAGAAATGAATGATACACTTTCACTAGCTAAAATGGGTGCAGTTGGAGCATCAGGACAAAGTATAGATACAACATCAGGTAGCGCTACTGACTTCCGTATTGATATGAAACAACAATATAACTTTCTAAACGATGCTAATGTGATTAGCTTGAAGGAAGATAATTATCCAATAGACGATCTCTTTAGAGTAGACACTCAACCTAATACTCCAATCACTGACTTAGATAGTAAGCGATATTCAATAATGGCATCTCTACCATATGATAATATCAATGGACTTGTATCTGATAATAATGCATCTCAACAAATTGTAATTAAAAATAATTATATAAAACTATTAGCTAATAATGCATTTGAAATTACAGTACCAGGATTTGCATTTGGGGTAAAGCATACTAATCGTTCAGTTGGGCATACAGTTGACATAGCAGTTCTTAAAGAAGGTAATGATGTTATGGATAACGCAAATCAAGTTGATCCAAGACGATCAGGCACCTTTGTAATGTTAGCTAAAAAGCATGTGTTTAATTTAGTTGAAGAATCACATAATGTTGTTGTTAATGTTGGTAGAATAACCGAGCCTAAAAGGATTCAAAGAACATGAATTTTTATGGAGATGATACCAGATGGTTTGTTGCCAAGGTAATTAACTGGGAAGATAATATTCAAGGTCGTGTAAAGATTAGAGTTCTGGGTTTACATTCAGAAGATATCCCTAACAAAGATCTTCCATGGGCTAAATGTGTTCTACCTACCACAGAAGGTGGGACCTCGGGTATTGGTAAAATACCTCAGATGCTAAACGGTGCTTTTGTATTTGGAATGTTTTTAGACGGAAAGTTGTCACAAATGCCAGTAGTGTTGGGTAGTATGAGCCAATTTGAATTACAATCAACTCCTCAAAAAAAGATATCAGCGCAAAGTGGAACTGGCGATGTGTCAGCGCATGCATTTACTGTTGATGGAGTAATTCTTAACCCAAGTTTGGTTGATATGTTTAACAATGGTGAAGCCAACTTAGAAACAAGAATAGTAATCGTTATGCAGTTTTTATTAGATGCTGGTATTGCTAATCCAGAAGCAGCTGCTGGTGTTGTTGGTAATCTAATAGGAGAATCAAATCTTGAACCAGATGCTGTAGGTAGTGTAGGTGAAGTTGGAATAGCTCAATGGAACCCTTCGGTTAATGTACAAAGATTACAACAGCTACAAGCATATACCAAGGATAAGTTTCCAGGTAAAAACTATGAAGATTTCTTTGTCCAATTACAATTTTTAGTGTATGATATGAAAACAAATGGATCACATAAAGTGTGGAACAATCTTAGTAACAGAGCTATCAGTCACACATTCAATGTCGATGTTGATTTTACTCAGCAAAAAGATACTAACGCAACATTTTTCTTTTTAAAAAAATATGAGGTACCAGCAGATATTTCAAACGCACTGGATACAAGGCAAAAGCATGCACAAGTTGCATATGATACTTACAATGAGTCATTGCGATTAACAGCTGCATATGCTGCTAATTCAGGAGGTGTTGTGTGAGCATTAGAGTAAATATATCAAATGTGTTTAGTGATCTACAAAAGACATTAAATCTTTCTCCTGTTAAAAAACAAGTTGCGTCTGTTCGTAAAAATTATGATACGTCAGTAACTACATTATATAAGCCGCAGGGTAGTACAAGTCATGGATTCAAACAACTAGCCAGTACTGCTACTGATGTGCAAACAAATGTTAAGAGCTCTGTTCCTAACCAAGTTGTAGACCAGGTTGGCATTGCACAGTTAGATGTTAGCGCGTCAGAAAAAGATTTAAAAAAAATATTAAGTGGTTCTGATAGAACAGATTTAGAGACAATTACTGGCAAGTCAGAACTTGTTACAGATGGTGTTCTTGACGTTGTTATAACTGCTCCATTCCCAGAAGCAATAGCAACTACTCTTAAAAATACTACCACATTGAATAGTGGGACAGTAACAGGTGTGGTGCAAAGTAATGTTGAGGTAGCAAATTCATCAGATGAAGATGTTGAAGATCCAAGCACCAACTCTATAAAAAGTATTGTGGGTAATGTATTTCCGGATGATAATTCTAGTTCTGTCCAACGTAGTACCGCTGTTTCTACACTAACAGTAAACAGTATAGATCTATCAAATCGTTCAGATGAAGGATTTCCTTCTTTGGTAGAAAACACTGTTGAGCAATCTTCACACCCTACTAGAACCTTGTTGAGTGGAGTAACAACATCATCTATATCTAATGCTGATCTAAAGCGTATAATAGAACTTCAAAATAATGGAAAAACAAAAGCAGCAGCAGATATTTTAAGTAGGTATTCCGATAAGACAATCCCAGAGTTAGAAGCTACTATTAGTCAGATTAATAATAAAGCTAGTGTACAAATAAATGAAGCTGTTGCCCCACGCAATCTGAGTGTAAAAAGAACTGATAATTTTCCTAATGTTTGGAGAGAAGCTACTACCGATGTCACAAATGCCAATGTGTTTTCTCCTGTCATAGGTACAGAAATAACAGCCGAAGTACTTAACTTACGAAGAGATGTTACAGAAATAGTTATTCAGTTTTTAGGACGACCAGGAGCTACAATACAAGACTATCATAATTTGTATAGTCAAAAGTATAGCATAGGTTTTAATCCTCATTTTTATATTGGTTATGATGCTATCACTTATCGTGGTAGACCATTAGAGATAGAAGCAAGCTCACTACCAACAACAATAACTAATAACCATTACCAAAGAAGTATTATTATTAGTGTTAATATCAATGACGAATCTTACAGTCATAAGTTTGCTCCTAATCAAAGGGATCGTCTATTATCACTGATTGACCATATCTTAACAGCTAAACCTGGTATGCAAGTTTATTCTAGTAAAGACGTTGGATGGAATTGTAGTGCTTATGAGGATGCGTTAGATGTTCAATTATTTGTAAAACAAAAGTTGGGTAAGGTTAATATACCTAACTACGACCCTCGAAATCAAGATCCATTAACGTCAACTGCACTTGCTAATTTTTATGTGGGAACTTAGAAGATGAGTGATTTTACTAATCTAGAAACTAAAACTTTAGCAAATGGTATATCTGCAAGTGCTGCAGAGGATCCCTCAGGTCAATTTCCTCGACCTGAGTATTATAATAAAGAAAACACTAATACACAAGCATTGGGTGAAATAAAGAATAGTTTAAAATGGGCTGCTTCTTCTGAAGGTATAGCTCAAGTTGACGCAGTAGAAACCGTTAGCTCAATATATCCTTACAATCAAGTCGCGCGTTCAATAACAGGTCATGTTTATGAAGTAGACGATACTCCTGGAAATGAACGTATATTAATTAAACATGCAGATGGAGCAGGAATAGAACTTGGAGTAGATGGAAGTGTATCAATTAGTGCACTTGGAAATAAGATTGAATGCACAGGTGGTGACCAACACATAACAATTGTGGGTGATGCTAAACTAGAGTATCAAGGTAATGTTGATATGAAAGTGACAGGAGAATTCAACCTAGACTGTAATGAATTCAATGTCAACGTCAAAAATAATAAAACAGAAACAGTTGGTGGCGCTGAAACTAAACAAGTGTTCAAGGGAGTGACAAATTCAATAGTTGGCAATGTCGCTAATTTTGTTACCGAGCAAGTGACCGACACTGTTTTAGGTGGCCATCAATATAATATTAAAGGTAATACTGATTATAATATTAATGGTAATGTAAATCTTTTCTCGAGTGGTAAGATGAATGTTACAGCAGAAGATTATATTAATATAGCCTCAGATAATGTAACTGCTTCTGGCAATCAAATGACTATCCAGGGAGGCAGTGGAGTTATTGGTGGCACTGCTATGGACTTTGTAGGTAATGGTGCTATCTTTGATCAAGGTATTACTGCCCCCACCTTTCATGGAGATTTGAATGGTAAAGCCGCAACTACAATTAAGCAAGAGTATGCTCAGTCAGCAACAGCAGGTGGAACCGCTATTACTAATACAGCGACTCCAACCATCAAAACACCAACTTCAACTTTAGTATTAACATATTTACAAAAAGCTGCAGGTGGTATTCGTAAAGTTAAGATTGACCTTGAAAATCATCTAAAGGACTTTATGGATAGAGGAACAAGATATGATGGTATAGCAACACAGACTATGACATCAAAAGCAGCTAGATCAAAACTAAGAGATGTAGCTAATAGAAATAATACTAAGTTTATTGGATCGTTGATAGAGGAAGGTACTCTCAGCTCAGACTACAATAATCCTACGCCAGTGGGTGTGGGTAGAATTGTAGATGGACAATCTACTACATTCCAAGCGTCAAGATTTGCAGATGCTATATCAGCAACCAATAATGTAATCCACATTCCTAGAAATGTAGTTAAGCAATTCTTACCTGATCCTTTATTCAATCCATTAAACTTTGGTACTGAATCATTAACTGCTATTACTGCAAAGACAAAGTTGGCTCCCAACGTCTCTGTATCTAAGTTCTTAGGAACAGAAGATCCAGTAAATATAAAATATATTAGAAGTGAGCAAACAAAGAAAGACATTCTTAAGCATCTATATTTACAAACGCATATACTAAAACAGATTAGAGTTAATCAACAAGAGTTTGAAGGAGTGACCCTTGAGGTGACAGAAGGTCTGTATCGCCCAGGATCAGGCGAAACAATTACTCCAGGTAGTATAAACGATTTAAAATCCAAAGGTCGCGCTGTTGTCTACAAAGCAGTAGATTCTCAAGGTATTGTTAACAACGCTCGATTGTTTGACATTGCAGTATTCTTCAAAGATAATGCATACTTTGATGAAATGATACTTTCTTATGATACAAATGAATCAATAAACGATACACCAATCTTGTCAGCAAGATTAATTATTACTATGCCTGAGTTGGACGATTCGTTTAGTGGAACATTTAGAAGAGAGGTATCTACTGAATTTAACAATAATAAACTAGCACAAGGCGAGTTAGTTGAAGCTCTTGCTCAGAAAAAAGACATAGTTCCTAATATTGATAATATACAGCTTTTAGATAACAACAAAACAATGGGTATCAATATAAACACAGGACTTGATTATACCCCTCAAGTTGTTAGATCTGGATTAACCCACCCTGAGGTTGATAGACAATCTGAGCTGAACTTAACTGTTCTGTTGATGGAAAATTATACACAGATGCAACGTTTGTTTGGAGAGAAGCTACTTATTAATGATGCTCTTCCAATAACAAAGACGTCCAGAAAGCCACCAAGTCAAGGTGGAGGGTCACAACACTGGTATGGCCGTGCTATTGATATCGATACTTCCCAAATGAACAATGCGCAAAAATCTAAGCTAGTAAAAGCAGCTAGTGAAGCTGGCTTTAAAGGATTTGGTTTTGCTAATACATTCTTACATGTTGATCTAGGGACAAGGAGATCTTTTGATTATAATAATACATCATATGCTGGCAAAACTACTGATTATTGGTTTAGGTGGGTTAGACAAAATGTTGTTGTATAACCATTATAAATAATGCTAAAAGAGAGTTACAATGGCTACGACTAGAGTATTATCAAATCAGGATGCAGTACAGAATACTAGTGCAATCATTACTAGTCGTACGCAAGTATATCGTGATATTGATTTATCTTTTACCGCAAAACCTAATGGGGAATTGTTTATTAAAAGAGACGCAGCTGCAGTTACTCAGGCCTTAAAGAATTTAATTCAAACTAACTATTTTGAAAAACCATTCCAACCATTTTTTGGTGGTAACATTAGAGCAATGTTATTTGAATTGGTTGATGAAGATAGTGAAGAAGAACTTGCTGAGCAAATAGTTAAAAGTATTAATGCATATGAACCCAGAGCAAGATTATTACATCTCGATGTAGATGTAAGCCCAGATCAAAACTCGTTGGGAGTTAAGATAGAATATCAAGTTGTGAATACAGAAGAAGTTATAACATTCACCACATCAGTTTCAAGGTTGAGATAACATGGCAACTACAATAAGATCAACAGCTTTAGATTTCGATAATATTAAAAGTAATCTAAAAACCTTTTTAGGAAATCAAGAGCAGTTCAAAGATTATAACTTTGAGGCTGCAGGACTTTCAAATATCCTTGATGTCCTTGCATACAACACTCATATAAATGGATTAATTGCAAACTTTGCGCTTAATGAATCATACTTACCTACAGCTCAACTTAGATCATCCATGGTGTCTCTTGCTGAAGGTATTGGATATGTTCCAGACACTGACACAGCATCTCAAGCAAAAATAAGAGTATCGTTTAATTCTACTACAGCTGGTAGACCTTCAACTGTTACTTTACCTGCATATACTAAGTTTACTTCAAATGTGGATGATGTCCAATACAATTTCCAGACAGTCGAAACATTTACAGCTACAGACAATGGAACTGGGTTCTATGAATTTAAAACAGCTAACGACATAGCACAGATCCCTGTATTTGAGGGTACATTAAGAACTAAAACATTTTTAGTTGGTGAATATGAAGACAATCCAATATATGTGATTCCTGATGGGACTATGGATATTGATACAGTAATTGTAAATGTATTTGCTAGCGCAACGTCATCTACTTTTGTTGCATATCAAAATATCATTAAAGCAACGTCAATTAATGCTCAATCTACTGTATATGTTTTAAAAGAAGCCCCCAATGGATATTTTGAATTATCATTTGGTGATGGATCAACATTTGGTATTGCTCCTGCTGCTGGCAATAGAATAGATGTGCAATATCTTTCAACAAAAGGTGAACCAGCAAACGGTGCAGCCGTGTTTACTCCTGCTGCGACATTTACATCTGGAACTATATCTGAAGATTTGACAGTGACTACACTAACTAATTCAGTAGGTGGAGATCAAAAAGAATCTATAGAATCTATTAGACAAAATGCTCCTTTCCAATATGCTACTCAGAATAGAATGGTTACTGCAGCAGATTACTCTTCTTTAATTCTTAGAAACTTCTCTACTCTTATTAAAGATATTAAATCTTTTGGAGGAGAAGATGCAAAAAATCCAGAATTTGGAGCAGTGTTTACTTCCATCTTATTTGAAAGTACTGTATCGCAAGAAACTCAAACAGCAACGAAGAACGCTATTCTTGATCTAGCAGCTCAGTTGGCTATTGTATCATTTAATTTAAGATTTATTGATCCTGTTACAACATTTGTTGAAACGGACACGTTCTTTCAGTTTAATGAAAATTTAACTGACCAAACCTTAAATGCTGTTACCAATAGTGTTTCTGCTGTTGTAGCTAAATACTTTACAGATAATACTGGTAAATTTGACCAAGCATTCAGACGATCAAACATGTTAACAGATATAGATGATACTAGTGCAGCTGTGTTGTCTTCAAGGTCTAATATAAGAATGCAACAAAGATTTACTCCATCTGCACCATCTCTTGTTACAGTGATAAAAGGGTTGGCTAATGTAACTCTAAACAATATCCACCTTAATAAAATTTTAGAGTTAACTACCCAAGGAGCATATACTACAGCTGCAACATATATGATTTCTAACTCTCTTACAAACAACAACTATCAAACATTGGTAGATAAGCTATCTTCCGCAAATAACAATACTAACCAACAGCTGTTGTTTCCTGTACCGATTGCAGCTGCAGATGATGACACATATATTATATCATCTAATGAATTTACTTTCAACAGTCAGAATAGTGTTATCAGAAACAAACTTAGTTCAACATCACTACAAATAGTTTCAGCTGCTGGTGGTGTTGTTCTTCAGGATAATGTTGGAAACTTCCAACCCACAACTGGTGTAGTATCAATTAATTATTTCAATCCAACAGCAATTGCTCGAGGATTATCATTTATTAAACTAGCTGCCGTACCTGCAAATCAGAGTGTTATTGATCCTACAAGAAATGAAAGATTAGTACACGACCCAGATCGATCTACAACAAGTCCAGTATTAACTAGCGCGAATAATTAATGCCCAATTATAAAGATAAAACCTTATTGGATAACAACAGACGTTTGTTAAATCTGCAAAGAGCAGAAGTGTCAAACGTCCTACCTGAATACTTTGGTGAAGACTTTCCCAATTTGGTTCAATTCTTAGATGCCTATTATGATTGGATGGAAGATTCTACTAATCCGACTGGTCAGATACAACAACTGTATCGTAATAGAGACGCCTCACAAGTACCTGATAAGTTATTACAATTCCTTGAAGATGAGCTGTTGCTAGGTCAAGCATACTTTGGAGGCTTTCTTAATAAAAGAGAAGCAATAAAGTTTAGTAATCTTTTGTATAGATCTAAAGGTACAAAGTATTCTATCGAACAATTCTTTAGAGGATTCTTTGGCTCTGATCCACAAGTGATCTATCCCAAAGAAAACATTTTTACTGTAGGACCTGCTATCGATTTTGAGTTAGATAGTATCAATAGTAGTTCTCAACAAGTAAAACAACCAGCGTCTGTTATTGGTCCTGAGTCTCAGAGATTTCTTACCGATGACAAAAAATATCAAGTACTGTCTGTATTGATAAAATCAGATATTCCTATTAGCAATTGGCTAGAAACATATAAGTTGTTTGTTCATCCTGCTGGTGCACATATTGCTGGTGAGTTGGTTCTTGAGTTAGTTAATACCAATACAATTACTAGCGAGTATCTATTTGGTGTCCAAACCAATCTTGCAAGAACAACAAGTGTATCATTTACTGGACTTGTTGAGCCTACTGGTTCTATGGAGACCACGCTAATAGAAAAAGGTGATGGTACAATAGGTATGATCAGAACAAAAGCTGGTGAGCACTTCGGTATTCTAGGAGAGACACTAGTAAGTATTGATAGTACTGGTCCATACACATTCCGCGAGCTAGTAACACCAAGCTCTAGAACAATGGATGATTCACATGCTACTGCTGCAACTCTCTTCGATCAAGATTCGACTGGTTTGGCACCGCTACTTCTAAATACAATGGATGAATCAAGATATGATACATTATTTGACTCGGCAACAAATAGTGCTGATTCAGCTCATTATCCTTTTAAACACGTATAAATAGTTTTAACAAAACCTAAAGAGATAAAGTATGGCTAAAGAAACAATTAATATCGGATCAAGTGCTAATGATGGTACAGGCGATACATTACGCACTAGTGGTCAAAAGATTAATTCAAACTTCACAGAGTTGTACACTCTGGTGGGTGGTGGTGCTGCCGGCACATCAGCTTTAACTGATAGTGGTTTAGATATCATAGGGGCAAGTTTTAGAACCAAGATTGGTCATGTCGCTCCTGCTTCAGAAGTAAGTATTGACTTTCCTGATTCTGCTGGGATTGTAACCGTTAACACAGCATTACAAACTTTGACAAATAAGACTATGACTGGTCCTATTCTTAACTCACCTATAATAACTACTCCTCAAATTCAAGACACAAGTGCAAATCATCAGTATGTGTTAGGAGTTAGTGAATTAGCAGCTGACAGAACAATAACCTTACCATTGCTCACAGGTGCAGATGAGTTTACTTTCAACGCTCATACACAAACACTGACTAATAAAACTTTAACTACAGCTGTTGTGGATAGACCTAATATTCATGGCTTTTTAGGTGATTCAGCTGGTAATCCTATTATTAGTACTACAGCTACTTCATATGGTAAAACTACTAGCCGATTAAGAGTTCAGAACTCTGCTAGTGGTGATGTCACTCTCTCATCTGTTGGTGGCCAAACTCATATAGGTATGGTTGTTAATGGAAAAGGTAACAAGCCAGTTAAGTTTAGTAAGTATGCAGCCAACTCACAAAGTATTGCAGCCGGTGCTACTATAGGAAGTGGCGGAACAGATATAACAGCTAGTATTATTCTAATCACAGGAAATGCTGGTGGAACAATTACATTAAATGATGCTGTGGTTGCTGGAACAATACTACACGTTATTAGACAAGCAGGTTCAGGCACACAAACAATTACTCCAGGCAGTTTCCAAGCTGGGACTACTGTAAACTTTACAGCACATAAAACAGCAACTTTAATTTTTGATGGCACCAACTGGTACATGGTTGGCGGCACCGCAGTGATAGCATAATAGGAAAAAACAATGGGCGCTATAATTACAGATAAAATCAAAAGATCTTTTCTAACACAAGTGTTTGATGAGGCTACTGGTACCAAACTTGGTGATTCAAATAATTACTATTATATCGGTGTGGGTCGGTCTAATCAATGGGGAGCCAGCGACGATGTGTTAGTTCAACCAGACTTTGATGAAAGAGAAGAACGACTATACAGATACTCAGCCCAGTCTATTAAGTCTATTGAAGCATTCTCTTTTGTCGTTCCTATTGTAAACTGGACAGCCAATACTCAGTATCTTCAATACAATGATAATGTTGAAGGACAGCCTACTGGCTCTTCATACTATGTACGGACAGAAGATAACAATAACGTATATGTTTGTATTAGACAAGGTAAAGATACAGCAGGTGCTGGACAGGTGTCTACTGTTAAGCCTGATCATGTTAACACAGCTGTTCTAAAAGAAACAGACGGCTATGTTTGGAAATATCTGTATACCATATCAACTGCTGATACAAACTTCTTTGTTACAGCAAATTATATGCCAGTTAAGATAGTCGATTCAGCAGCAGCTACTGATCCTTACTTTGGCCAATATACTATTCAAAACGCGGCTACTGCAGGTCAAATTATTGGATATCGAGTAACAGCTGTAGGTTCAGGATATGATAGCTCATCAACAAGTTTAAGTATTCATGGAGATGGTGCAAACGCTAAGGCCTATCCAGTCATTAATACTGCGGGTCAGTTGATTGCAGTTGAAGTAGGAGAGAGCGCAGGAACTTCAAACTTAGCAACCTTTATGGGATCTGGATACAATGAAGCTAGTGTTAGAGTCACTTCGTCAAGCGGTTCAAGTGCAACAGTTGTACCAGTCTTTGCACATAAAAATGGCATTGGAAAGGACCCTCGAGAAGATCTACGGGCTACCGCAATGATGTTTCATATTAAACCAGAAGGTACAGTGAGCGACACATGGGTAACACAAAGTCAGGATTACAGACAAGTTGCTCTGTGGAGAAATCCAACTGACAGCGCTGGTGTCAAATTTACTGGTACCAGTGGCATAGTTGCCAAGCGGTTAAAGGTAACAGCTACTCTTGCATTTGGTGGATTGACTAACAACACATTAATAACAGGCGATAGTAATGCTCAGGCTTATTTAGACTTTATGCAAGACTCAACTGTCTGGTATCATCAAGATGATACTACAGGATTTACACCATTTAGAGTTGGCGAGCCTATTTCAATTGGTGGCAACAACAGGACAGTTGGTGTACATAATGTTGTGTCAGATATAGATAGATTTAGTGGTGATTTGTATTTCATTAACAATGGAGCTGCACAACCACGAACTGCTGCGAGTACAGACGATATAAAATTAGTTATTCAGCTTTAAGGACTAGACAATGGCGACTAATGTAACAAGTACAACATTCTTGAGCGAGTATGATGATGACTTTAGAGATAGTGATCATTACCACCGCGTCCTATTTAATAACGGTAGAGCATTACAAGCCCGTGAACTTACACAAATGCAAACTATCATTCAGAAGGAAGTTGAAAGACTTGCTAAGTTTGTAGTTTCAGAAGGATCAATTTTTAACAATTCAGGAACTTTGGCGTCGGGTACTAATGCTGCTTCGTATACATATTTTCAGGTAGCAGCATTGCCCTCAGGATACGCAGGCTTCAAAGGTACTGAAGTTAATTTTAATAATACTGTATTTGCAACAGTCAAGGCTATTGTTCCTGATAATACAGCGTCAGCTACACCTCCTGGTACTGTCATCGTACGTATGACTAAAGGTAATGGAGCGGCTGGATCAATATCTTCAGATACTAGTGCACCAAATACATTTGTTAAAAATACAACATTAACTATCAATGGCCAATCTGCAACTGTATTAAACACTAGCACAGCTGTGGGTAATTCTTCATTGATCGAGACTCCAGCGTTTGACACATATGCAGCTGGCCATCTAATAACAACAGAAGCACAAACACTTGTTTTAAATGCAACCAGTAAACTATTTACTGGTATTGTAGGATTTAAAGTATCGGAACAAATATTCACTGCTAGTGATGATGTAGCGTTGTTTGACAACTCAGGATCAACTCCCAACTTAACTTCACCAGGTGCCGATCGTTTAAAAATTACATTAGTCTTGACAAAGAAAGCAGATACAACTATAGATGATACTTTTTATGAAGTATTTAAAATAGTAAATGGAGCCGCTACACTTTTAAAAACATCTGATCAAACCCTTGGTAAAATTAATGAAGTTGTGTCAGCACGAACAGAAAGTATCACTGGTAACTTTGTTGAACAAAAATCAGGTGGTATGTATGATCTAACTGTTGTTGCAGATAGTGCATCTGCTAATTTTCTTTCTATGGAAATTTCAAGTGGTACAGCATTTATTAACGGTAATCGGATCGAGAGAGATTATAATGTACCGTTTAGAATACGTAAGCCCAACGATGTTAGCAATACATCTAACTTAACTTCAGTATCAGGTGAGATCATAGCTGCAAAGTATGGTAATTATTTCTTATCCACTGAGGCAGCTACATTTGGAATGATTAGCAGATTTGCAGATTCATATGGTCACATATCTTTGTTTAGTGCTATCAACAGAGGTGGTTCTATTATTGGTGAAGCAAGAGTTAGAAACCTAGATAAGTTTGGTTCTGATTATAGAACTCATGTATTTGATGTTAAAATGAACGCTAGCCAATCATTGGGTTCGGTTAGATCAATTGGTATTGACGCTGACAATTACGCAAACCTAAAAACAGTTGGTGGTGAATATGCTGTCTTTGATAAAGATGAGAACAATTTATTATTCCCATTAAAAAAATTGAGAGCCAATGCTGCTGATAATGTATCGATGACTGTTCAGCATGTTATTACTGGTACTAAATCAGGAGCAACAACATCGGTTACAGCAACCACAGGAACTACTTTTAATGATGTTGAACAGTGGATCTACAGTGTAGATAGTAGTGGAGCATTAACAGCTCCCGTAACTATTACATCAGGTGGTGCTGGAGCATCTAGTGCTGTTATAGGGAGTGTTCCTGATGGAGCGTTTACTCTGCTAGCGTATGAAACATATCCAGCAAGCTCAGTACAAAGAATAGAAAAGACTCTTACTCCTGCAGATGGTACTTACCAAGTTGATTCTAGCTTAACTCCAGTAGGTGGTGTGGTTACATTATCAAAGACAGATATTTTCCAAATCAATGCCATCTATGATGATGCGACTGGTGAGAATATAACATATAAGTATAATGTTGATAATGGCCAGAGAGACAACTATTATGATGCTGGTAGAGCGACACTTAAATCTGGTGTAACTGCTCCAGCTGGAAATGTCTACGCAGAGTACAATTTCTTTACACACGATGCAGTATCGTCTAATAAAATTGGATACTTTGATGCACAATCATATGTAGGAATCTCATATGACCAGATTCCACACTTTTATTCTAACACAGGCGATGTCTATAGATTATCCGATGTAATCGATATACGACCTATGAAGAATCCATCAACTGGTAAATTCAGCGGTGGTGTCTCTCGAGTACAGCCTCTACCTAGAAATAATGACACATTAACAGTTGGCACTGCTCAATATTGGAATCCAAGAATAGATGCCATATCAATTGGACCAAATGGATCACTACAATATCATCAGGGTGTTCCAGCCAATGTACCTAGCTACCCTTCTAGTGTCCCTCCTGAAAATATGGTGTTGCACAATGTGTTGATGCATCCATATACATTAAACCAAAATGATGTTAGTATAAAAACTATTAACAATCGTGGGTATAAAATGTCTGATCTCAGAAGGATGGATGAAAGAATATTAGGACTAGAAGAATTTGCAACCTTGACAGCAACCGAAGCTTCACTAGCAAGTTTACAAGTCATTGATCCAACTACTAACGCTATCAGAATGACCCAGGGATTATCTGGAGATGGCTTTTTTGGACCCGAGCAAGCTGATTACGGAGATAACGATTATCGTGGTTGGGCTTATGGAGGTTTGTTAACACCACAGAAGATGATGCGTGGAATTGGTCTTACTTACGATTCAGATGCATCACTAAATACTACAGTTATAAAAGGTAATACAATCTGGCCGGCATATACAGAAGAAGTTGCTGATTTCAGCCAGCCTGTTGCTACTCAGTTTGAAAATGTAAATCAGTTTGAAAATACAACTCATGTTGCTTCTGGTCTAATAGTACCAGAAGGTGATTATTTCACAATTAGAAGAAAGAAAGATCAACATTATGTATCGTCTTCTAGCGCAACATTAGTACCAGTTGGTACTGTAGAAATAACTTCGCAGACGTAGGAAAATAGAAACATGGCTTATCAAACAAGAACAAGAGATACAACAGAAGTCGCTACACTAGGGTATGACCCTATTCCGTTGCACCGACCTAAGTTTATTTACTTTGAGTTTACAGGCCTGAGACCTTCAGTCCCTCATTGGATGTTTTTTGGTGGAAAAGAAATAACTAACTTTGTAAACACAAGCTATACTCGAGCTAACTTTGACGCAGCAGGAAGAAATTCTGCTCTGAAAGAGCCTGGTGAGCAGTTTGTAAATGCTACGCAATTTCCAACTGGTGGTGGTTTAGCATATGGTGGAGCAACGGCTGCAGGCGGTGCTTCTGCTCCTTTATTCTCATCAGCCAATGGCATAATAAAAGGTGTGTTCTATCTACAAAGTAATGCTACTTACAACTGGTCAATCAACACAAGTGGTACTGAGCTTATGGTTAAAGATACCTTATCTATTGAAAAAGAAAACGCACTATCCCTCGGAACAGCTTTGTTTAAAGGTATAGGTCAGTATGAAAATTATTGGCAGTGGACTGGCCAAGAAACTTATGAAGAGTGGGTAGAACCTGCGCGAGATATTTCAAGTGGTGGTAGTGGAAATAGTAATGGTAATGATAATGATTTATTTACTACTGTAGGAGCATTTAACGGCGAGGCATGGATTTATACTACAACAAATAACCGTACCGGAGATCAAACCAAGACAGCGTCACAAGCTAAAAATCAATCGGGGGGTCTTGCTGGATCATTTGCTGAGATTGGATCCAAACGCAAAAAGGTAGTAGAAACAAAAAATACTAGCAGCAAGCATTCGCATAAGGTTACCTCAATAGCCCAAAGTAGTAAGAGTTCTGATTACGATTGGGACGATCTCTTTGGATAAGAATGTATAGAAAACAAATGGAATTAGTCATATGACAGCAGCATTACAATTAGCGCAACAAGCTAACCCAACAGCACAGACTTTTGTTGTTGATGAGGCTTCGGTCTTAACTGGAATTGGAATATTTTTTGCGACAGTGAGCAGCACTTATCCAATTACTCTTGAACTAAGACCTACATCAGAAGGTGGGTTGCCGTCAAGTAAAAGATATATTCCAGGTACAAGAATTGTAGCAGGACCAGGAACAAGTAGCTCGATCACAGGAGCTACAACAAGTACAACTACATTTTATTCATCACCTCCTGAATTTAAATTTGAATTTGAAGAGCCAGTATATGTCCCAGCAAATACTCTAGTGTCTTTTGTTCTTTACACTTCTGCGCCAGCTGGTGAATACCAAGTCTATACAGCAAAGTCTCTTAAATACAAGTTTGGTAAACAGACTGCTATCTATACACAATCTACATCTACAGAACGAGGAGCTTTCTTTGGATCTTCTAATGGAACCTCATGGGAAGCAGATAATACAAAAGATGTGACGTTTAATGCATATAGAGCTCAGTTCTCTACTACAGCACATGGTAAGGCAGTATTAAATGCAGATAATCCTCCTTATAAAAAATTATCTGAAACTATTAGTCAAGATGGTCTTGGTAAGTATAGCTTTGATCCTTTATTATTTGCTGCGGCTAGTACTAGTGTTAGAGTCAGGCATCCAGGACATGGTTTCCAATCTGGAGATAAAGTATCGCTTATATCGGATGGTGTCAATAGCTTTGCAACAGGTGGGACTGTTAACGGTGTCAAAGGTAGTAGTATATTAGGTACCAGAACTCTTACTGCAGCCGATCCATTTGGATATACATTTACAATGGATTCAGCAGCCGATTCATCTATTAGAGCTGGTGGTACTGGTCTTATGGCTAACGAAAATTATGTAATGAATGAACTGTTATTGTCATTGCCATATTCAACTCCTTCACAGACTAACATATCCACTAAAGCAGAGCTGACAACTTCAAAGGGGTTTGCTGGTAGTGAGACTGCATATCAAACAACATCAAATATTGCTGTTAAGCATGATGTATTAACAAGATTAAAAGATCCTCATTTGATAGCAACGGCTGCAAACGAAACCCATAGGTTAAGTGGTAATCCTTCTTCAAAATTTACTGTTAGTATGTGGACAGATAATGCCAACGTCGCTCCTTATATTAATGTAGGAGCTTCTCATTTAACTACATTACAATGGTTAGTTGATTATCAGGATTCTGATTCATACGCTGGACCTGGCACAAGAAATGTTATTAGTACTGTTGACTATGTTGCAGAGACAAGTGCTAATGGAGGTACGACAGCTGGTAAACACATCTCGGTTCCATATCAGTTAGAAAACTCATCCACGTCTATCGTAGTTATGATGGATGTTAATAGACCAGTAAATGCAGACTTTTCAGTTTGGTTTAGAACTGCTAATAGTGCAGATGAAACAACTGCTTTGGAAGATCAAACCTGGACAGAATTTAGCAAGACAGCTAAATTAAGTGGAGGTAAAACATATTCAGAAATATCTGCAAGCGACACTGATATAAAAGAGTACCAGTTTGATGTATATGCCTTGGATGCTTTTGATGAATATCAAATTAAGATTACAATGAACACACTTAGAGAATCATTTCCTCCAGTATTCACTAATATGAGAATTGTTGCTACATCATGATAAGAAAATTAATGCCTGTTCAAGATCATCCAGATCTTGCGAGAGATACAACAACTGGCATGATAGTTAATATAAATAAGGACAAGCATAGACAGCATATTGATATGATTGAACGAATAGTAAAAGATAAACAAGAGATAACTGATTTAAAATCTCAAGTTCAGAATATGGAAAAGATGTTGCACAAATTATTAGAGAACGGTTCAAATGGCTAATTCAAAGATACCCGATTTAAATTTATCAGATACTCTTAATGCTAGCAGATTAAAATTTAATCAGCTACTCGATTCAATAGGTAATCTGTCATCATTAACCACTACTTCTAAAGAAGTAACTGGAGCGATCAAAGAACTAGATGCTGAATTAGGAACCATATCAGCTGGTGCAATGGGTACAACAGCAAGTACAGTTAGTACCGCTATTGCTGAAATTGATACTCGTTTAGATTCTATTAATGCTACTTACAATAATGATAACCTAATTTTAAATAATCTAACTGTCAATGGCATTGCCAATCTAGATTCTACTAACTTGGTAGGTCAACTCGATGTTACTGGAACCATTACAGCTCAAAACTTTACTGTAAGCGGTGCCTTCACAACCACAGGTGCCACTAGAAACGTTGCTTCTTTTCAAGTTGTAAATGATGGAGTTGCTATTACTAATACTAACAGAGCTGGTCTTGCAGTAGACAGACCATCTGGAGACAGTGCTGTAGTACAATGGAATGAACTAGGAGACTTTTGGGAGATAGGTACTAACCAGACTGATGGTGGGTCCTCATCTGACTTGAAGCGGATTGCTAGACAGAATGATAGTGCAGTATTCTCAAATCTAATGCAAAGTGGCACTGGTGCTACTAGAATACCAGCCGGTACAACAGCACAAAGACCTTCGGCCGAACAGGGTCAGATACGTTATAATACTACAAATTCTTCATTCGAAGGATATAGTGGAGCTGCTTGGTCAGGTCTAGGTGGACTTATTGATGTTGACGGTGACACTAAAATTATAGCAGAAAGATCTGCAAGTAATGATAGTGATACATTAACCTTCTTCACCGCTGGTGTAGAACGTCTCAGAATGAATGATAGTGGATCAACCTTTGCTACCAATATTAGTGGTACAACTGCTTCATTCTCTGGTAACCTTGGTGGTACAACTGCTTCATTCTCTGGTAACATTACAATGACAGGTAGTGCCACAGTAGATGGCAGAGACTTAGCGACTGATGGTACAAAGTTAGATGGTATAGAATCAAGTGCAACTGCTGATCAAACAGGCGCGCAAATAAAATCTGCCTATGAAGGTGAAGCCGATACAAATGCTTTTACAGACACTCTTCTTACAAAACTTAATGGTATTGCGACTAGTGCTAATAACTTCACGTTGCCTACAGCGGCGGCTGGCACTAAAGGTGGTGTAAAAGTTGGTAGTGGATTAAGTATTAGTAGTGAAGTTCTTAGTCACACAGATACTTCTTCACA